ATCCATTGCCAATTGGTCGATACCAACTTAAATACTGCTCATTTAACGTGTAAGGGTGGTTAAATTCAGTTAAGTCAATATCTCTTAAATATCTATTTGTAAAGAATTGATAAACGTTTTGTAGTTCACCAAAAAAAGCCACCTCATATTCTATCTCGTATTTATCTGTAACATTAACATTTAACAATTGGCAAATACCTTTGAACTGTGTAGCTTCATTGTAAGTTATTTCTGCTATTGCTTTTAAGTTCGGGTTAAAATTTGGACTAAAGTTAGTAGTGCCTGTACTATTAATGACTGCATTAACATTCCATATATTCGAAAACAATTCATTGTTAAAAGTAGAGCCTGGTAGTATAACAGTCTTGCTCCATGTAGTGCTGCGTTTTTCAGGTTCTCTAATATCAGCAATGTTAAAGTTAAGAGGTATTGAAACATCTTCTTTTAAATCTATCTGCTCGTTGTTAATATAAATTTTAGTTAAAATCATCTTCTTTGTCTTTTTCTGTTTTGTGAGTAAGTAAATGAAACCACTAAATTAAATAGCTGCTGACTAGCTTCGTATTTTGTTTGGTAACTGCTATCTGTAATATTTACAGAAACTAAATTGCTGCCATCGTAAATATAAACATCAGGACTTGTTACTAATTGTTCTAACCAAATGCTTTCATTTTCTGTAATCCAATCACTATTGATTGTAATCGTATCATCTAATATTGTTTCATATTGGCTTAATCCTCTACTTGTTGTTGAGTAGCTGTAATTAGTGCCACTCCATTGATTTGGATTGCTTTTGTAAGTATTTCGTTTTATATTGGTGTTCTTAGTCATTGCACCTGTGAAAGTGTAATAATCGTACTTACCATAGTTATTCATAAACTTAAAACGTATAGGAGTGTACTTTGAACAAATATCTTCACCAGGATATATTCTTATTGTTTCACTTACTATCGTTCCTGCGCTGTTTTTTATTCTTACTTCATAATATTCCCAATTAGTAACGAATATTGGAGTAGTGCCAAATGATAAATCTGCATTGACTAAGCTAGTTAACCAGTCATAATCTACTCTTACATTAATTGAACGGTCTTGCCTATTGCTTAAAGTTGTGAAAGGATTTTGAACTCTTACTGTGTTAAAGACTGTGCCTTCGTCATAGTAAGTTATGATTTCTAAATTGTAGGCTTCGTTTGCAGCATCAGTCATAAAACCTAAAATAAGTTTCTCACCTGTTCTTGATACAAAAGTAGGTCTATCAGTTAAAAATTGACTTGAAGTATTTTGAAGTACATAGGTGTTAGTTTGGAAATCTAAAAAGTCTAACGGACTGAACACCCCGTTAAAACAATAACCTGAACTTGTTGTTAAGTTAGGATAGTTCGTAATTCCACTACTGGCCCCATACTGCTCACCAAATTGAACTATATAAGATGCTATTGAGTTTACACATTGTTTAAATGTAGTTGTGTTATCATCAGCATCACGAGTTAAAAAGTTTTGAATGATACCAGCCACATCAAATGTTCCATAGTTGTTACTTGGATTTCTGCCTACTTCTAATCTAGTATAATCACTTGAACCATTTACATAAATATCTGCTATGTAACGAAAATTAGATTGAGCAACGTTTGTACTACTCAAAGTATAAATCATTTGATTATAAACGGGTGCGTAGCTGTTAGGTGTATTGTATATTGTTAGTGCCATTATTCAAATTCTTGTGTTATGTCTTTTTCTAATTGTGGGATTTCTTCAGTTAAAAATGGTTTTCCCTTATATCCAAATCTTTTAATAGTTCCTTTTTTAAGTATGTTAGTTGCTATTGCATAGGATAATGACCTTTGACCTTTTTTGTCTCCTGCTATGCTTTGTAATTCAGGTTTATAACTTATCCATTCTAAAATCTTAGGTTGCAGCTTTTTTCTGTTTTCTTTTGAATATCCTTTTGCTGGTGTTCCTTTTTCTAAATCTTCCCAGTAATCTTCGAGTTGAATGGTTACTGTAACCCCGTTTTGATTTTGTTTAATTGGTAATGCCTTTAATGATTGAGATAAATTTTCTGAAGCATTAAACTTGTATTTTTCTAAATTATCTTTAACTCTTTTTAAAAAGTCATTTACTTTTTGAGAATAAATATCCTGTTCACCTGTTAGCTTACTTTCTACATCAGATAAAAAGTTATCTAACTCACTAAATTGCTGTTGGTTTATTTTTGCCATTTATTCCTATCTTTTATGTAACTTAAATAATTTAAAAAAGCAACTACATTCATATTTAAGTAAAAGTCCCACTTACTTCTATCTTTACCACTTAAGCTATCCAATGTAACATACCAACTCCAATAATCTAAATGTTTTTGTTCTTCAGTTCGTTCAATTCGCTCTCCATTGTCATCCTCGCTTCGCTCATTTGTTTTACCAAATAATCCTCTATATGAGGGTACAAACCTTCTATAACTTTGCAAAAAAAAACACACAAAGGATAAACTATGCCTACATTTATACTCTTAATATGTTCGACTTTTTCTGCATAATCCATTTCGACCTCTTTTAACTTAAACCATTTAAGTTTATAAGGCTTAACAAACATTGCAACTAATTGAGGTAAGTTACCAATAATACTTTCTTCGCTTTCTGTTAGTTTGCTTAAACTTATAAAATCACCTGCGCTTAGTTTAGTAATGTCATAGTTAACTATCCATCTAAAACCATTGTGCTTAAACATCTCAACTGAATTAGGAAACTCCATTTTAAAAATAAAATTCACACTCTTAATCAGTTCTTTTAGTTGGTCAATTCTTATTTTCTCAACTTCAGCAACTGTAATTCCTGTTAAAATGGAAATAACTCTAATTTCTCTATCAATAGGATCAATATCTTTATCTCTTGTAATATCATAGATTAAAGGAAATTTCTCTATTGAGATATCATGCCAGCTATTTGGTAATTCAATTGTCATCATTTTAAAAAGTACCTTTTAATTATATTATTGTGTATCTGCCTGTTTTGTATTTAGAGTATGCGTGGAAACTTAAACATGATGCCATTACACCATCATCGTGAAATCCACTTGTTGCTGAATATTTAATTACTCTACTTTTTGGATTATATTCGTAGGTAAACATTTCAAGTTCTTTGTCTAACCAATCCACGTTTAAGAATTTAACCTCTTTGTTTTGATTGGCCACTATCAAAGATTCAACTATTTCTTTTTTGCTTTGATTTGTAGTAACGAATGGTTCAATAGTGCAATAACTTGAACATTCCTTTTGTAGCATTTCAAAGATTACATCTCCAATAGAGTTTACTTCAACTAATGCTGTTTGGACATTATTTGTCCTTAATCCATTTGCGATATTCTTTACTATTGTTGCCCAATCGCTATGCCTCCAACGTTCAATATAGAATTGTTCGCCTTTCTCGTTAAATATAGAAAGTACCGAGTAATCATCTGCCCTTCCTAAGTCAATTCCTGCAAATGCTTTACCGTAAGATTTGTTATCCGTTAGTTGTCGATTATTGAATAACATTGCAGAACCATCAATAAACTCGGCTAAGTATTCTTGCCTAAATATCATTTCAGGTAGTGTTAACTTTGCATCGTCTATCTCGGATGGGTTAATCATTGGGTTATCATACGAAGTCATTGTGAAAGACTTGTACTGCTCATTAGTTCCATCCAATTGGTGCATCTTATAAAAATGGTTCTTACCTTTTGGTGTTGAAATCAAAAGCACCTTTTTGCCTTTTACGAGTACAGTTGCTCTTAATACTTCAGTCCATGCTTTCTCATCCATGAATGCAAACTCATCACATACCAGGTAATCGAATGTGAAACCTCTAATGTTATCGTATCGCTCCGCTGAAAAGAATTGAATTGTTGATCCTGTTATATACTCTATAATTAATTCGGACTGGTTAACCTTTCGGTATATCTCCATTCGCTTTGCAAATGCTTTAAAGGTTTCTTCAAATACTTTCTTTGATTGTTTATAGACTGGTGATACCCATGCTATTTTACAGCCTTTATTATTTAAAGCCCAAAATAACATTTGATTCAATGCCAATAAAGTTTTACCGAACTGCCTTCCTATATTGATAACATAGTATTTTTCAGTTCCGTTATTTATTGCATTATGAATTATCTTCTGGTTCTTGTGTGGTGTGTATAGTACTGCTCTCGCCAAAGTCCGCTGTAAATTTCATATTGCCTGTTACCTTTACTTCTTGTTGCTCAATATATCCTCTTTTCTTGCCTTTGCACTTTAAATAAAACATTGTGCTTAATGGGTTGCCTTTTGCTATCTGTTTATGCAATTGACTTTCTGCAAAGTCCAATGCAACATTTTCAATTTCTTTTACTGCCTTTTTATAATCTTTATCTTTTGAGTACCATTCATAATGAGTAGACCTTGCTATGCCAACTTGCTTACATGCTGATGTTATTACACCTAAACTCTTTTCAAGCGCTTCTAACATTGCCTTTTTTAATATGTCCGAATTTGTTGTCAATTTTTTATTTTATAACATTATTATTTTTTTTAAATCTTCTATCATATTTTGTCTTAACATAGGTTCATTTATTCTCCATAACTTTTGAATACCCAGATGCTTATTCCAATCTTCATTACAATATTTTATCTTATCTATTAATTCTGAATAATTAGATACGATATAATCTTTAACTTCATCATAATAATATCCCAATTCTGACTTTTTTATAGTATTAATACAATTAATATCAAAAAACATTACATTGTTACAAAATCCAGCTTCGTACCAACGATTAGCAAGGTTATTGAATACTGAATGTGTGTATTCATCCTCAATGTATAATGAGTATCTAAAAAAGTTTAGCGTTTCTTTTCCTTTAGTCCAATCAATATGTTTTAATAATTTGGGTTTACATCCTGCATGAAAAAAATGTTTATGATTTTTTGGATGTGTAGATAAATAAATATCT